AGAAAATTTTCATAAACATACAATAGAACATGGCAAATAAACCACAGAAATTCATCCAGCTTGAATCAGAAAAAGTAAAAGAAATTTCAGCGAAAAAGGGTGTTTCAACGCCTACAATTTACGCTGCATTAAAGTATGAGACAGACAGTTCGCTCGCTCGACTTATTCGTTCATGGGCTGTAGAAAATGGAGGTCGCTTATTTAGAGAGCAGCCGATCAATTCGCGAAACGTTAATGCATTGTGATTATGAAAGAGAAAATAATTCTTTTATGCGGACCTGTTATGCTTCTTTTAACAGCTTCAGTTCTTCAAACTATAGAGTATAATTTGAACAATGATATACCTGTTACGTGGATACATGTCGGAGTTTTAGTCTGTGCTGCAATATGGTGCATAGCGGCTTCGCGCTGCAATAGAATGAAGGCGATCAAAGAGTTGGAGCGACTATTCGGAAAAATGGATTAATCTGTATTTAATTGGTGTTTAAACTTTCTTTAAAAACAAACAAGTATGCCTCATATTTGGACCGACAACAAAGTAGTAGTCACAAAGGATGAGTTGATCCCGGACTTTTTCCCAACATGGGATGCTTTAAAGTATAAGCTACATCGAGATGCGCGTAAACCGTGCGGAATAAAAAGAGCGCAACGCGGGGGCGGTTTAAACTGCGAACTGTTGATAGACTTTGATTCTTTGCCTAAATCGATAAGGGATGCCCTCGGTGATCCACGCAGGGTAGACTGTATCCTTGAGCGTTTTTATTGGGAAGATGCAAAAGCGGTCGAATATTTCGCGAACAAAAAGGCTGGAAAGCAGGGATATATACCGGCTGAAAGACAGAAGGAGTATGTATTAAACGCAAGCGTCTTATCAGCGGCCATTCGGTTAAAGTCTACACACCTTGCTGAATGTGCTATTAAAGGGATTACATCCAAGAATACAGACAAATTCATTTCCGACTCCGTAAACACATTTAATTATTTTAGGTCAATAAAGAAACTTACACAACACACACTTCCAACAAACTACATCTCGCTAAAAAGAAAGATCATTCGTTATCAAAAGGATGGGTTCGAGTCGCTTTTGAATCGTTACGACAATAATAATGCGGCGAAGAAAACGGAACGCATAACGGCACTTTTGAGTTCTTTATTTATACAAAGCGAAAAACCGACACAAATAGAGGTGTACAGACAATACGACGCTTTTTTACGCGGAGAAATTGAGGTTATAAATGAAAACACCGGTGAAGTTTACAACCCTAAATACTACGGCAAATTAAGTGAACGGACAGTAACATCGTTTCTCGCCTCATGGAAAGAAAGAGTGTCAACCTACTTGCACCGATCAGCAAACAGACAGCAGTATATGGGTAAGTTTGAGCCGGCACAATCTCTTAAGCAGCCAGATTATGCTGGAGCTATTCTATCTGTCGATGACCGACAGCCTCCTTTTGAATATGAGAATGGAAAACGTGTTTGGTTTTATAACGCAATAGACCTTGGCTCTGAGTGTATAACAGCATGGGTTTGGGGTAAGTCAAAAGAGGGTATTATTGGTGAGTTTTATCGTGAGCTTGTGCGTAATTATGCCGAATGGGGCGTTCCATTACCTTATGAAATAGAATGCGAAAGCAGCTTAAACTCTACATTCAAAGATACAATATTGCGAGAGGGGAATATGTTTCAATGTGTCAGAATCATACCTAACAATGCGCGCAGTAAGCGAATAGAACGGTATTTTGGAAATCTTCGTTACCAGTACGAAAAGAAGCGCTCCGGTTGGATAGGACGTCCGTTTGCACGCAATGAGGCTTACCAATCAAATAGTGATAAAAAAACTCTTATTCCTTATGATATAATCGTCCGGGATTGTATACAGGACATAATAGATTGGAATAATAGTCCACACACACAGCATCCTAAAAAAACACGCTGGGAAGTATTTTTAGAAATGCAAAGTCCAGGATTAACCCCAATAAACTGGCGCGGTATTCTCCCCTATCTTGGAGAAAAAACAGAAACAAGTGTCCATACTGGACAAATTAGACTGAATAATTCTCTCTTCCTTTTAGGTGACGAGGGTCAGATATATACTGGCAAAAAATTACTTGACTTAATGGAGATTGTCGAGGACAAAGATGTAGATGTTTATTGGCTACGGGGACATGAAGGTCAGGTTCTTAAAGCGTTGGTTTATTACAACGATCGCTGTATTTGTGAAGCATTGCCTAAGCCAATAGCCCACCGGTCGAAACTTGAGGCGATGAACGACCCGAAAGCTGAGGAGAATTTTGCACTTATGGAAAGGTATAAAAACACCATACGCGGTTATGCACAACGACATCGGAAAGAATTTGAAAAGGTCCTTGTTATTGATAACCGAAAAACAACTTTGAATAATGGGTTTAAAGTCACTTGGATGGAAGGACTTAAAAGAAACAACAGGGAGGAGTCTCACGAAGCTGTTGCACTCCCTCCAATAGAAGATGACTTTTATTTAGGAGACTATCAAACCGGGCATAAGACTCAAGCATTATCCGACAGATTTTAATAACTTAAAAAATAGGAATCATGGCAGTATTATTTGAATTAACAGCAGAATATCGAAATCAGATCGTAGACGCGTTGGCTGTTGCCCGCGAAAACTTTGAGGGATCAGACGCTCAGTTTGCGCGTAAATATGGCATAAATGCCGCAATTTACAGCCGTATCAAAAAAGGTGATTTTGAAAAGGTTATAAAAACGCAAAACTGGCTTGCTTTAGGGCAGGCGCTGGATGTTTATCCAAACGAACGCAAATGGACCGTCGTAGAAACCGACGTTTTTAAGCAGATACGAGAGGAAATAGACTTTTGCCGGACCTATCACAAGGCTATGACATTTGTGGATGACTGTGCGATCGGAAAAACTTTCACAGCCCGGTATCTTTCTCGTACAATGAAAAACGTTATTTATATAGACTGCTCTCAATGTAAGACTAAAATCCTTTTCGCCAAGGCACTGGCAAAAGCGCTTGGCATAGAATACGCTGGAAACTATTCAGAAGTAAAACAACAAATCAAATATTTTCTTAATACGCTTAAAAATCCAGTGGTTGTACTTGATGAAGCCGGAGACGTTGACTATTCTACATTTTGCGACCTGAAAGAGTATTGGAATGCAACCGAAAATCGGTGTGGGTGGTATATGATGGGAGCTGACGGTCTGAAAAAGAAAATGATGGACGGCATTAACCGGAAAACGACCTCTTACCGGGAATTATTTAGCCGTTACTCTGACAAGTTCTCGTCTATCGTTCCAACTGGGAAAACAGAAAAAGCCGCTTTTTACAGAAAGCTAATAACTGATGTTCTCTCGCAAAACATGAAGGACCTGTCTAAGCTGCCTGAAATTGTTAATCGCTGCTTAACAACAGATACAGTTACAGGTATGACGACCGGATTGCGGCGTGCTGAAAGTTTATTAATTCTTCTTGATGAATAAGTCATGGGTAGAACGCTTTCAATACATAATGTTTTTAGTAAAAAGTTTAAAAAATTTCCATTTACAGGAGTTCACAAGGATGTGTTTGGAGAACCCGAAGTCGGCGGACTTTGGATTGTTTACGGACCTGACAAAAATGGGAAAACGACATTGGCACTCATGCTTGGGGACTACCTAAGCAGAATAGAGCCAACGTTATATATAAGCGGCGAGGAAGGTATTTGTGATAGCTTTCAACAAACGTGCCTCAGAGCCGGATTAACTGCAAATAACAAGAGTTTAAAGTTCCTGGGATATATTACAATAGAAGAATTGAAAAACCGTCTCGGGAAGCGTAGAAGCGAGAAAATTATAATACTTGACAATATTACTGTATATCAGGAAGAACTAAAAAACGGAGAGTTGTTGCGATTGTCAAAACAATATCCCAATACCACATTTATTTTTCTCGCACACGAAGACAAGGGAGAGCCTTATACGGCTACTGCGAAAGCTTGTAAGCGCTATGCAAAAATAATAATAAACATTAAGGGTTTGGTCGGTTTTGTATCCGGGAGATGTCCGGGAGGAAAAATCGTAATTAATGAGGAAAAAGCGGCCCTTATCCATGGCGATAGTATTAACGATAAAATTTTGGAATAATGGCAACAAATGCAAAGAAAAAGAACTATTCCGGGCGAAGAACAGATACTTTTTACGCCCTGATTGTACAGCTTCCGGGATATGATTCCAAGTATAAAGAATTAATAAAGGAGGGTGTGATCAATGATTTTCTGACGGAAAGGCATGGTCAAAACCATGGCAGAGAACTAAGACTTACCCTGTTGTCAGATGGTGAGTTCCGGGAGTTGCTCTTCGATCTAAACCAGCGGGTCTATAATGGTAAAACAAAAATGATATTGCATCAAGAAGCAATTCGAAAAAGAAAGGTTAACCAAATTTTAACGGCTCTTTCTCGGATAGGCGTGAACGTGAAAAATGGTGATTTTTCTCAAGTGAATGAGCATATTAAAAAGTTGCCGATTTCAAAAGGCCGCATTATACCACAGTTTCGGTTTGACGAATTAGACAGGCTTCTTGGAGCGGTCCGTGCGTATTGCGACAATATAAAAAAAAGACAAATCCGCGAGCAGATACTGGCTCCCAAAAATTAACAATTATGCATTACGGATATTACACACGGGATGCTTCTGAAGGTCATTTTGTTATCGTTTACATCGGTCGACCGCCTAAGATATTAATAATAAATAGTGAATTACTTTTTGAAGCTTATGGGTAAAAAATATAAATCACGGATATACACCGACAGTGATCGACGGAAGCTGGACGAATTACAGACGCGCTGTGATGAAATAGTAGACAAGTTGTTTTGCAACCCAAGTGCTACGCATCTCGCTTCCGAACTGCGGGAAATAGAGATAAAAATAGCAGCTATTACGGGAGAAGAAATATGCGATTATTAACAATAAAAACAATTTTAAGATGAAAAACTTAAGTGAAATGTCCTCTCAAGAGTTGGAGGAATTATTGAAAAAGAAAAAAGCGGAAGAACATGAGGCAGCTATGCAGCGCAGGGCTGCTTATGAGGGGATCCGGGCTGAATTAGCCCACGATGTAATGCAAAAAGTCTTAATGGTTAGTGCTGATGCTAAGGATTTCGCCAAGTATTGCAATGATCAATATACTGCTTTCCGGGAAACAATGGAAGAATATGGGCAGTTAAAATCTGCCACTCAAATGGGGTTTACTCTTTGTGTAAACGATTTTAAATGGGAAGTAAAAAGGAATAAAGTAAAAAGGTTTGATGAGCGCGCCGATGTCGCTGCTGCCCGTTTGATAGAGTTTCTACGTGATTGGATTAAAAACCAAAAGGATGGTACTGAAAACCCAATGTACCAATTGGCTATGACGCTATTGGAGAGGAATAAATATGGGGATTTGGACTACAAGTCGGTGTCTAAACTGTATGATCTTGAGCAGCGCTTCAACAGTGAAGAGTATTCAAGTATAATGCAGCTTTTTAAGGAAAGCAACGCCGTGGAAGCTACTGCTGTGAATCACTATTTTTACCAAAGGGACAAAGATGGTGTTTGGAGAAAAATTGAACCTTCTGTTAATATGTTTTAAAACGTATGGCAAAATGGGTGACACTTTATCCCGGGCACTACAATTTTTCGTGTAAATGTGGTTTTCAATACCATGTTTCTCGGATTTTCAGAAAACAGGACAGATGTGGAATCCTTTGCCAGCGATGCGGTGAAATAGGGAAACATTATAGAATAGAAATGGACACAGAACTTGCGTTTAGTTATAATTGGAATAATAAGCTTAATTGTAATTGTTTTACAACACTTCGCTTATACAGCCCCGCAAAACATGCTGTTGGTAGCAGATTCAATGTTACACTCAAAGGTGTGCATAAGGGCTATGCGAAGATAGTGTCCTTACGGCTTATTACTCTAAATCAAATTAATGATTTTGTAGCCCGATTGGATACTGGTTATTCCGCCAACGAATGCAGGGATATCATCCGAACGATGTACAAGAATCAGAAGTATATAAAATGGGACACCCAGCAGCTTGCATTATGCTTGCTGGTGTATGAAAAAATGGAAAAGGAACAATTTTTAAATTTTCAGAATGATAATCGCAGTTGATTTTGACGGAACATTACATACCGGCAAGTGGCCGGAGATCGGCTGTCCGACACCTTACTCTGTCGAGGCAATGCGTCAGCTAAAGAGTGACGGACATGACCTGGTTATTTGGACGTGTAGGGAAGGTGGTCGGCAGACGGAGATGGTAAACTGGCTCCTTGAAGCTGGAATCCCATTTGACAGGGTAAACGATCATATCCCTGGATCTTGGGAGGCCTACGGGTATAAATCGAAAAAAGTTTATGCACATCTGTACATTGACGATAAACAAGTAGGCGGCCTTCCTCCCTGGCGGGATATATATAATTACGTGAAGGAGGTTGAAGAAAGATATAAGGGCCGCTTCGAATAAAAACGTGTATTAAAGATAGAAGCTACGTTAGTAGTGCCTGATCCGGGCTTAATTGATTACTGGGATGGATACCGTGTCTGATGGTCTGCTTGAAGCTAAAGTGCACGACGGCTCTGCGAATTGACAGCTTCCAATTCAACCGTCAATTTTAAAACTATTTGAAGAAAATATAGCTCTGGGCGGGCTTCATAAAACCCATTATTTCTAAAATGAAAACATTAGATGAAAAATCGGCTGAATACTCAGCAAGGCTATGTAATCAAAGCGACAATTACTCTAAAGGAGAGATTGAAACGGCTTATGTTACAGGTGCGGTAGAGAACGCAGAATTGGAAAACGGAGAGATAGGAACTTTTGGTCAAGCCCTGGTTTCTCTTCAACGAGGGTTCAATATTGCTCGTAAACAATGGGAGGGTAAATGTTTTATAGTTAAACAGATTAACTCCGACATTACATCCGATGTTGTTCCCAAAATGCAATCGTTGCCGGAAGCTGCAAAAACGGCTATTAGCAATAATGCTGATGGATCAATCCATTATCGTGAACAATGCTTAGTCGTTTATCCTGGAGATGATGGATGTATGGCTACAAACTATGTGCCTGATTGGCAGGATATGTTTTCCGATGACTGGATTATTATTGAATAACTAAAGTAAAGATCGCCTCCTATACGGGATGGCGATCTTCAAATCCGGTAAATTATGAAAATAAAACTAATGGAATCATACGAAAAAGTAGAATGCCCCTCTTGTGAGGATGTACACCTGTGGGGCGACAGGGTTGTTAATTCTGAGAAGTGCCTGGACGATTATGTCTGGAATACTTATCGCTGCCCTGTATGCCGGCATGAGTTTTTCTACCCATACGGCACGCGGGATTTAACAATATCAAGGACATGTTATTGAAGAGATATATGACGAATAATGTGTCCCAGAATGTAATAGAGGCTGTCGAACACACTACCGGAATGTCCTTTAAAAGGATAATCTGTCGGTCGCGGAAGATTGAGTATATATACGCCCGGATGTTGCTTTCACAGGCGCTGTTTGATAAAGGGATGTCGAAGTCTTCCATCGGCCGCCTGCTCCGGCGGAACCACGTAACAATTATAAATTACATAAACAACTACGCTAACGAGGAAGCGTATAATCCTACCTTCCGAAAGATGAGTAAGAAGGTAGATGAATTAATCGGCAAAGCCGTCTGAGTAGCATTCAGACGGCTTTTGTTTTTCTCTTAACACTGCGATGTGCGCAGTATAAGATTTTAAATTCGCGCTATAAAGATAGCGCATAATAATTAAATTATTTATTATGTTATCACAAATGATTTACCAATCTCCAGGGACCGGTTATTATGCTCAGGAGAACCATCGCAACCCGCGGAGATTGATGGAGCCCGCTTTTTTAAATTTTGTTGAAGATTACATTTTCCGCTGCCGGAAGTCAGACGCCGCCAAAGAGCTGTACAATCAGACCCTATTTCACCTGAAAAAATTCTGTTACACGAATGGCATCGAACCGCGCGCGTACGATTTTGGCCTGCGTCTGACTGATGAATTCGTGCTTTACCTGGAGCGATGCGGCCTGATGTCCTCCACGGTCGGAAGCCACCTTCAGCGCCTGAAGACCTTATTAAAGGTAGCCTCTTATCACAACATGCCAATAGACTACTCCCACACGGACGTGAAGATCAAAGAAGACCCCTTGGATGTTGTTTTCTTGGACTATTCGGAGATCGCTCTGGTGTATAGCTGCCAGGCGCTCACGAAGCGCGAAATCCCCATACGGGACCTATTCGTTATAGAGTGCATGACGGGCCTGAGGTATTCCGACGCCACGCGATTGAATGAAGATAACTTTGTCGACGGAAAGATTTGTATTAAGACGAAAAAAACCGGCGCCCCGGTTGTTATACCGCAGGCCAAGTTTGTTCGTGAAATATTAAAAAAATATCAGTACCATCTGCCTGATCCTGTCAGCTCGCAGCATTTTAATGCGGTAATAAAAAAGATATGTTGCAAGGCAAAAATCGACAGTCCGATACTGTATTCGCGTGTCGTCGGGGGAAAGCGACAGGAGAAATATATGGAAAAGTGGGAACGGGTAAGCTCTCATACCGGCCGCCGATCAGCCGCAAACAATATGTTCCTGATGGGTATTCCTCCCCTTCGAATAATGCAGATAACCGGTCATAAGACGGAGGCGGCTTTTATGCGCTACATTGGGATGAGCCGTGATGAGAATGCGGCTGTTTTGGCTTCGAATCAGTTCTTTAGGTAATTATTCTGCTCTTTTATTTTGCTGGTATTACAGAGGGCTTTATCTTTGTGATAATAAGAAAAAGCCCTCTAATGCCATGCACGACATCAGAAGGCTCTTGTTTGTAGAGGTTCAGGCTACAAATATAAGAAAAAAACGTGTGTATGGCATATAATAGTCGAAATAAACTACTTAAAATTATCTCTATACAGAATCTTGTATTGGAGCATCAAAAACACGGAGTTACTCAGAAGTGGGTGTATGATAACATTGTTTATCCAACACACCTTATCGCTTATGGGACATTTAACCGCTATCTGTCTTATCCGGCCAAACGTGAGCTGAAAAATCTGGATAGCGGGAATGGTAATAGGGCAAAGCGTTCTGCGGATGATTCCTGACAGTTGAATTTGTTTCAATAGAATCAGATTTTCACTCTGTAGTCAATTACCGTTACCAGCCAACCGTCGGAAACCGGCAAGGTCTGATAATAGGCTGGCGTTAGTTTACGACTTTTCTTCCCATTCATTTCATATACTTGTCCTTCGATAGCTTCACATACTCGCCCGGCCTCTTCCTCATGTTTTTCCAACATGCTATCTGTTATGGTTCCATTTTGCGACGACATCCCCTTGGTAACATAGCGTAGCCTTACCACCACATTAAAAGCCTGTCCTTCTTTTATCATCTGTGTAAAGTTTGCCTCCAGAATTTCAACAAGGACAATGCCGCCGGAGGTTATTACCCCTGCAAATTGTGTATTGTGCCATTGCACATTGGACTCTCCCACAACCTCTTTGATGAGGTTTTTAAAGAACTGATAAATCGGGTAAATCATATTTTTATGTATTAAAAAGTTGATCTAATTTTCTGTCTGTTTCTTTCTCGATTTTTTCGTCCAGCTCTATGCTTTCGCCAACAAATTGTCGTGCCGGAAGCGTTGCGCTGCCACGGCCAAAAACACGAATTGTGCCTCCTTCGTTATGAATAGCCGCATAGGGCTTGTCGTTTAAAATTTCCACTCCGTTTTGTCGCGGAACGTAGCGAAGCGCCCGACGAAGCTCATGTGTTGAGCCGTTTAAAACCTTCCTCTGCGTGGCCGCTTGTGAGAAATTCGTCCTGTTCTTTCCGCCATTGGTGTATCCTTTTTGCCCTTTTCCCTTCTTTTTCAACTTATTCGTGGCTCGTTCGCCCCGGTATTCAAAACCATACCATGGGCTCGAGGGGTCGCGCCTTTTTACATCCGGCCATTTGTTTACACCGTTGTCCACAAATCCTTCCTTGTCGAAGTTTTCCTGATAATGGTCTACGGCCGTTTTCCCGACAATCCGTGGCATATCGGTTTGTAACCGCTGGAGGTTCTTCTGTATGTTGTCGCCAATATCTTTAAGTGGATTTGCCATGTTTTTTTACTAATTGTTCAACCTTTGGGAGCAATATTTTAAGCAATTTACCAGCCGACATATATCCTTCTGTAACGTAGGGGTGGGATTTGCTGAATATGCTTTTTGTATAAGCCGGGTTTTTGTCCAGTCCTGCGTCAGCTTCTGACTGCCGATTAAGTATAAAATTGTTTACCGGGCTATCTCCCCGGTGTGTGATCGGGGCATCTGTGTTTTGCAGATCACATTGGCAGCCCCATTCATTACCCGGATAGTGAGTAAGGAACCAGCGGTCGCCAATCCGCCGGACAGTATTGTAGTATAATCTGTGCGACTGGCGCGGTTCTACGGCCGATGACGGCATCCATTTTAGGTTTGGGTATAAATCCTTGTCGCGTTCAAAATCGACGAATTTGGCCGCTGTACGGGCTGATTTAATAGCCGTGTCGTGTTCCGTTTTCAGCCAGTGATTGTTGTAGTCACCGATAACCGGTTGACAGTCCTTTTTAAACGTAACGAAGTTCTTTTGTTTTCCTTCGTTGTCCAATAATAAGGCATGTAAATCGTTCTGCTCCCGGTGTGTTTTGAAAGCCGCAAAAACAGCGTTGTTGTATTTCAGTGCGTCAACAAAATCCCTGTTTTCACGTCCCCACTTCGCGGACGGAATCCCTTCATCTACCGCTGCGTTCAATTCAGTCCATGTTTGGTTGAACAAATCCGGATCGATATCGTTAAGTGTATCAAACCCTTCATAGATGCGTTTTAATACTTTCTCGACAATGTCATCCGGGAGGTCTACCGTGTAATCGTTCGCTATGCCTGCACAGCTCTCGCACGCGCCCGAATAATAAAGCGTATCAATAATACCTTTCAGCCCCTTTTCAGTGGGGCTTAGGCGAAAAAACCGGGCACGCGGTTATGTGGGTCGTTTGGATCATCCGGTTGCCGGGGTGTTGTTTCTTGTTTTTTCTTCCGGTTTTCCGGGTTTAATGTCGTAAACTGCACGGTGTCATCTTCTGCCAGATCGTACCCATGGGCGCGAAGGAAAGGGATTAATTTGTAGTTGATGATATTTTGAACATTCAACAGCCGCGCTTCGGTAAAAGTATTTAATATACGTTCGTGAACCTCGGCAGCCCCCACATAGGCCTGTTCGTCGGAGGTCCCTTTCTGCCCGTTAAAGAGCATCGCAATCTGATCGTCGCAAAACTGTGCAAGGTCGCGGAAGTTCTCGCATCCGGCCCGCGTAGTTGCTACCTTTATCTCGACCTGATCGTCGATATCCCGCAGAAGCCAACCGTTTGTTCCGAAATTCTCTGCCATTTCAACCTTGGCTTTCATCTCGCTTTCGTCCGATGTGTCGACAGCAAAGTCAAGTAGTGGTTTTCCGAACCGCTCGTTATATTCTGACCAGTCAGCCCGGGCAAACGTCTTCCAGATAATCTCACGGGATACCGTCTCCAGCTTCCCAAGTTCTTCGGCCTCGCCAAGTTCTATCAGGAAAAATTCTGTTTCGTGCCCATCATAAGAGATTCCTTCCCGATATGAGGGGTCGGCGACGATCATTTTTTCAAAGGGTCGAACATGTCGGCGAGGAAATACTTTAACATCTGAGAACTCCCCGTTTTCGTCCTGTTCCTGGAACTCAAGCAGCGTGTGTCCCCAAAATTCGACATGCATGGCTAATTTCAAGAAGTTAAAGAACCATGGGCGATCAAAGAGTTTCTTTTTTTCTTTATTAGGTGTGCCGCCACTAAGCACTTCGTAGGGCTCGGTGATCAGGTAACTGTCGGCTTTCTCTCGCTCGGAGATAACCCGGCTATCTTTCCAGCTGTTTTCGTATATATTGATGAGGTCTGTGCGGTCGGAGTTTACCGGGTCCAGTGCATTTTCAGCCGCGCTGACAAGATTTCTCATGTCCATTTTTATTCGATCGGGCGCTTTCTTTATTAGAATTTGTGACTTTCTCTCTCCCTTTCTACTTATCGCGTTTGAAATGCGATTTATGTAAGTTTTAATTTTCATTTAAACGATGTTTAATTGTTAATTATATCCGTATGGATTGTGTGTCCGTTTTTGTGATGAACCCCAGTGAAATATCGTTTTTGGTTTCCCGTCTTCACCGGTTATTGGTGTTAGGTCGGTTGCCATTTTTCCGGCAACAATTTTCTCTATCTCTTTGCGCACATCATCGTAGTTCTTTGTCACCCTTTCCGGGATGTCTAAGTCCTGAACAGTGTTGTAGAGATAATAAACAGTCAGATAGATCATCCAGCGCACAAGCGTCGCATTTCGTGCGCCTCCGGATTTGGCAAACTCATTCTGTAGATTATACCGGCTTCCAAGATTTCCGGAGATATAACCGCGTGCTGTCGCCTCACTATCTTCCAGCCGGGTTGGTACTTTTTCAATAAGCATGTTAAACACATCCTTGTCGATCGCTGTGTATAAATCCTCGTTTGTTAAAAATGTCATGTTACCTCCGTGATGAATTGTGTTTGTACTTGCCGGATCGGGCCTGTTTGTTTTCCCCGCTTCCGGATTTATTTAATTTGTATATAGCGCCTTCGGCTGCGTCAGGCGCATCATCGTGCGTATCGGGAAACCCAAGGAATTGATTTCTTGCCTCTTGCATATCAGGGCTTTGCTTTTCCTCAATGTTCCAGCGGATCAGTCCTCTTTCGGCATAGGCGGAAAGGTCTTCTATTCGTTCGGCTTTCTCCGGTTTTTTTCGCTTGTCACCCCGGATAGCGATCGCATAGCCCCGCTTTTCGCTCTCTGCGTCATATTTTTGCAAGTGAATGTCTTGCATGAAGTTGGCCTCCATCCAATGCCGACAGACCTTGTTTTGAGGGATATCAGCGGCTAAATCATAATGTCCCCGGACCATTTCGGGCGTAGTGCATTGTCGGCAGAAGGCTCTATATACATCAAAATATTTGCCGTTTTTCCCGATTAGAAGGATGGCTTTAAAGTCATTCTTCTTTGTTTCCTTCCAGGACGGGTCACAGTATGTAATCAGCTTATCGCAGGCTGACAACGGTGGTAATTGAGCCCATGGAAGGTGTTCCTCCCGGAATACCCTGCCGACAACGATGTGTTCGTGGAACAGTTCACGCAGTCCGATGCGGTAGCCCATGCGGCTCATCTTGTTTATTATCTGCTCGCGCGTATAACGTCCCCATGCAGGGCGTCCGTTTTCGGATAAATCCTTCTCATGCGTGCGCGGGTTCTCCAGGGCATAGACCTTTATATGCACCACTCCTTCACGTTTTGGGTCGCCTTTTTCTACGTCGCCCACGATCTTTGCTAAGATGGAGCGCTTGTGTACCCTGTTGCCGATAATGACAAAGCGGCTGCCCTTTGTCGGGAGCGCTCCGTACAGGTCGCCAAGCAGCCAGTCGACCGCTTCATCTACGCGCTTATCATTTTTCACTATCTCAGCGTCGTCCATATCATCAGCAAGACCGTAATTAGGTCGGAGGGCCGCCTCACGGATACCGCGCGGGCTCTGTCCGCGGCCAAAAGACCAAAAGCCAATGCCATCCGCCGTAACAAAGTGTCCTGACTCCCATTTCCCCGCTTGATATTGTGTGCCAAAATCGGCGGTATATCGGCGGTTAAACATTAGCTGTTCCTGAAGGTCGGCCAACAAGCCGTTAGCTTTATCCTGTGTGGACGAAGTAAGCACAACTCCCGTAAGTTCGCCTCTGGCTTTCAGGTACATGGGAACGAATATACCAAGCACGACAGATTTGGCATGCTCGCGGGGCCACTCGCAGACCATCAACAGGTCAGGGTTGTCTTCTATATATTTAATCGCTTTCAGATGGAACCATCCGAATTCGGAGTCCATAAACTCTTGAAAATAGTACCCGCAGAAAAGGGAGAATTTCTTTAGTAATTTTTTTATCCGCCGCTCTTTTTGGGCTTCGGTCTCAAACGCCGCCGGCTCTAACCGCTGGATAGCCTCTTTTTCTGCCAGCCATTCGTCGTAGAGCTTTTGCTCCTTCCGGGTTAGTTCGCGCTTCACAGTCATTTTGCTTCCCTTTTATTGTTAATAAAAGCATCCAACAGCGGTGTTATTTGCTGTGCCAACGTAATATCTTCATCTTTAAGGAATCGCGCGAGCTCACGTATGATGCGCACATAAATAGACCATTCCACCTCTTTAGGCTTTGTCATATTGTATAAGTCACGAATGCCGTCAATGTAGCCCTTTCCGATCATGCGCGGTTTGTTATCCGCTTTTTCCTCCTCGATCAAGCCTTCCATTATTCGCTTGAGGGCTCCAAGCTGGTAACGTAGCAACACACCGGCATCCTCCTGCACGGTCCTGGTGTGGATCTCTTCCTCCATGGCGTTATCCTCCCACCTGTCCTTTTTCTTCCAGTCACAAACCGTCTGTTCGGTTTTGCTGAAATATTTGGCGATGTCTTTTTGCGAGACACCATCTTTATATAGTAAGTAGGCTACCTTCCGATCGTTCATACCACGTTTTTTACGGTAAAAGAATATAGATTTCTCGCGTCTATCAAAAAAAAATAATAGGGTATGAACAAAAGTTAATACCCTGTAAACTTTGCTTGTAGCGTTTTCTTTTACGCTATTATTTTGTGGATGCAACGGCGCAAAAAACAGTAAAAGAAAACAGCCTATGAGCATCTATATTTTAAATGTAAATCCACAGAAGAGGGAATCGAAAATACAACTCTATGGACAGATCGGTGGAAAGCTGGACGGCGACGCTTTCGCCCGCGAGCTTCTATCACTTGACAGCCGCGTAGATGTGGTACACCTGCACATCAACAGCCCCGGCGGTGATGTGATACAAGGTCTTTCCATTATCTCTGCCATGCGGCAGATGAAGGCGGCGATACATGTGCATGTAGACGGAATTGCTTCCTCGATGGCGGCTGTTATTGCTGTGTGTGGAGATAAAGTATCGATGATGGACTATTCCAAGCTGATGGTACACGATCCGTTTTTTTCCGGTACAGACTCCTCAAAACTTTCTCCTAAACAAAAAAAGAGCCTTGACAGCATCACGGATACGCTGCGGACGATTCTTTCCCGTCGCGGAAAAAGTAAAGAAGAAATAGCCCGCCTTATGGGCGAAGAAACATGGTTTACCGCTGATGAGGCTAAATCGGCAGGACTTATCGATGAGGTTGTATCATCTAAGCATAAGGATGAACTAATCAAGCTATCCACAGACGAATTATTAAACCGCATAGCGGCGAATTATTCACCAAATCATAATAACAACATGGATTTATCAAAAATTGCAAAGGAACTCGGTTTGCCGGAAAACGCAACCGAAGCGGAAATCCTTGCCGCTATAAAGAAGGATAAGGACGAGAAAGCACAACGCAAACGTGATGCCTTAGAGGCTTTGCTGGTGCGTGGTGTGAAAGTCGGTTTGGTTAAAGATACCAACCGTGAGAAAATGGAGAAGTTTGCGGAAACAGAACCGGAACTTTTCGAAGACCTTGTAAAAGATGCAGAAAGCAAAAGCGAGGGAGATAAAGAAACCCCAGCGGCGACGACAGAAACTCCGGCAGCTTCCGGGGGTCAAACTTATTCCCGCCTTTCTCAGGCGCTCGCTGACTTGAAAGCACAAGGTGGCCAGGCAAAAAACACTGACCCGCAAAAAACGTGGGACTGGTATCAGAAGAACGATCCTCAGGCACTCCTGAAAATGGAGAATGACAATCCCGATTTATTCAACAAACTGCGTATAGACTACGAAAATTCATTGTAAAACATGGACGAACAACAAAACCCAATCGTAAGGTGGCCATTCGGTGCCGCCACTATTATTGCACTGGCAGCTACCATTGCGGCCGGAAGCACTACTGAGATAGTCAACAGCCTTACGGTTATTGACGGAGCTACAACGCCAGCGACGGCCGACCGTACTCTCAATCTGGCGATTGACAAAGAACTGACAGCAGGCGCCCGCTTGATTCTGAAAACAAAATCTGCCGCAACTCAAACGCTGATTCCCGGTACCGGGATGACAGGCGAGACAATAACCGGTGTGGCCGGGAAAACTCAGGTTGCGGAGTATGTGTATGACGGTACCGCTTTTATCCAAACTGGCAAATTTATTCAAATCGACTAATATGGCAGAGATACGACCAATTGTATATTCCAAGGAGTTACAAAAACAAATCTTTCCGGACAACTCTTTTTATAAGAGATCAGTGTCCGAAACCGGAGTGGCTGATAATGCCGAAACGGTAGAAAAACCGGTGCAAACAAAAATCGGCAAGGCCAAAGAGGGGAACCCTAAAAAATTACCCCTTGAGATACAAACAACAACAGACAGTAAGAAGACTTATCCGGTCACTCTGCTGTACTGTGAGCCTCTTTTAGTAGATTCGCAAAGTGAAATGCTTGTAAACTACAACAAGCGTCAAACCAAACAGGAGCAACAGGCTGGCGAATTGAACACAAAAGCCGCCAATTATGCAGCTTTTCATTGGGCACCGAACAAAAAATCAAACATCCTTACATCTTCCGGTGGTGGACGTAGCTCCAACATTGTAGGCATGACAAGTAGCCGCAAGGCAGTGGTAAAGGATGACCTTTTGAAGGTGTATAATCTTATGCTTCGCATGAACGTAAGTGGCCTTAACGGGAAATGGCATGGACTGGTAACAGCAGACACTTATACCGATCTTTTGTCGGTACCTGAATTCGTTGACTACAGTAAAACGGGAAATACCTCTAAGCTGGAACAGGGAGTTATCGGAACCCTTTTTGGTATAGATTTCTATACCCGTACAACAGACGAAGGACACACAGGCGTACTTTACAAGGCAGACGGTGTAACACCTTTGGATGCTGAATCTACAATCGAGGACACTCTTTTAGCCGGCAACCTGTTCTGGAATGACAAAATGGTATGCCATGCGGAAGGGACGCTCCGATCGGTTATCAATGAGAACGCTCCGGGTTACCTGGGCGGGACTATTATTGAAAGCTTTGTGCGCTTCGGCGCTGACATTGTACGTGATGACCTGAAAGGTGTTATCACCCTATTAGAGGCCAAAGCCTGATTCCTATTTTCATATAGAAGTCTCGATTTGTGCCTTAAAAAGTACGGGCGAGACTTTTTCTAACTAAAAAATTACAAAAATGGCAAGAACAAACGGAGATATAATCGAAGGACGCGACCTGATGATGTTTGTAAACACAGGTACCGCAGAGGCCCCGGAATATACACCACAGGCAGCCGCAACGAATCATACGATCACCTATTCGGGTGAGACAAAAGAGCGGATGACGAAAGATACCGAAGTCGGGGCGTACAGTAAGCGCAAAGTCACAAAACTGGCCGTAACAATCAAGTGTGATGCTCTTACCTCTTTTGGCGATGAAGCCGGGTATGACAAGCTACTCGCGGTGTTCAAGAGTCGCGAAGAGATAAAACTACGCTACGGTTTTAAAGAGCCGGCAGCCGGTGACAAGTGCGAGGAAGGGATGTTTATCATCACTAATCTTGAGCAATCTTCTCAAGCCGGAGAGGACTCAACCTATACGGCAACTTTTGAAAATTCCGGCGCGGTAGAAACCGTAGACGTATCATAAACAAAAAGAAAAGAATATGAAAACAGGAAAGGTTAAAATCGGTGGCAAAGAGTATCCCTGCCAGTTGACAATCGGAGCAATGAAAGAGTTCAGGAACATTACGGGGAAAGAGGTTGATGTAATCGACAAAGCCCCGGATAGCGAAAAGGTAGACCTTGTAATGGCGCTGGCATATAGCTGTATTAAAAGCGTGTCGCGCCGTGAAGGGATAGAGCTACCCTTTGGTAGTCCGGATGAAATGTCAGACTATATAGCTGTCAACGAACTCCCGGACTTGATCACCGGTTTTTTGGATACAACCGATACCCAGGCAAAAGGAGAAAAGCCTAAAAAGTCAAAAAAAAACTAACTGGCGTTGATGAAATGATAGGCATGGCGGTAGGTGTAATAGGGCTTTCGCTTGACGACACCTACCGTTTGACACCTTCTGAGTTTAATTCTATATGTGCGGCATGGGGCCAGCACAACGAACAAATGCAGCGAATGAGTTGGGAGCAGGCAAGGTTTATTGGGCATTGTGCGATACTTCCACATTCAAAGAAAGGACTCAGGCCTCAGGATATAGTACTGTTTGATTGGGAAAAAAACACGGAAACAAAAAGGGCAAAAGCCTGTACAAGGAGAGAGTTTGAAAAAATGAAAAGGCGACTCGGGATTACTTCACCGCCCGGCGAAAAGCGCCAGCAAGGGAAAGAACAGCCCCGACAATAAGCGCCCATACAAATATATTTATCAAAAGGTCGATCATGACATAATGTATTTACATGTAAAGATATGAAAAATTTTAATTACATAATAAATATACTCCTAAAAGATAACAATATATCTGCTAAAATAAAGGGATTGTCTGTGTCTTTTAGCTCGATCGACCAAAGTGTCAATAAGGTAAGCCAAACCGTCAACGATGTTTCAACCGAAATAACCAACAATATAGGTGAAGTCAATACCAGTGTTCAGGGTGTAAGTGCCACGGTTGAGAACACAACAAAAAATATAAGCGAAAAACTTAAAACCGTCAATTTTGCGGCGCTCGTTGATATGACACGTAACACGGCAGCTGCTTTTGACACGCTTTCTATATCCGGACGTACATTTCAACAGGGTATGGCTGATCTTGCCGCTATTACAGGATTAACAGGAAAGGAACTCGACCGATTATCGAAAGCGTCGCGCGAAACCGGTAAATCTTCCGGGCTTGGGGCTGCCGGAGCCGCCGAGGCTTTTACCCTTTTAGCTTCGCAGATCGAATATTCAACGATCGGAATGGAAGGCCTTTTAACCCTACAAAAAGAAACTATCACGTTGGCACAGGCCGGAGGCTTAAGTATGGCAAACGCCGCAACTGCTATGGCCGCTACTATTAACCAATTCGGGTTTGAGGCGTCTGAGGCAAACAGGGTTGTAAATGTACTGGCCGCCGGTTCCCGTCTTGGTGCCGCTGAGATTGATGATTTGGCCGCCTCTTTTAAAGTTGCCGGAGCAACGGCCAGCGCTGCCGGTGTTTCGTTGGAATCCGCTGCCGGTGCATTAGAGGTTCTCAGTCAGAGTAACCTGAAAGGAGCCGAAGCCGGTACAGCCTTAAGAAACATCATCCTAAGGATGCAGACCAACTTAAAGGTCAATTTCGGGGAGACAAGCCTTGCGCAAGCCTTAGATGCTTTAAAACCAAAATTACAGGACGTCACGTTCCTGGCAAAAAACTTCGGCGTATCGAATGTGGCCGCCGCGCAGTATCTGATCGCCAACGCTACGGCTGTCGATGAAATGACAGCAGCTGTAACCGGAACCAACTCTGCCATGGAGCAGGCAGCTATTCGGACGGATACATCGGCTGAAAAAATGAAGCGCATGCAGGCGGTTATTGATGATATTAAAATCGGTCTTTTTGAGGCTTCCGGTGGTGCCACTGCTTATGTGGCTGCCATGGGTGACAGTGCTATCCTTGCATCACAGCTTGTGCCTGTCGCCAGTGCATTAAACAAGGTAATGTTACTCATAACCACATCTGCCGGACGGGCGTCGGTAGCCTTGGCCGCTAAAACAGCCATTGAGAATGCCAGTATAGTGGTTACAAAACTTGTAACAGTCGCTCAGACAGCATTAAACGCTGTTCTTTCCGCAAATCCTGTTGCTCTGGTTGTGTTAGCGATCGGCGCACTGGTCACCGGATTACGCCTTGCTTATGTGCATTCGGAATCTTTCCGCGACATTGTAGACAAATGCTGGGCGGGTATTAAGAAGCTGGCTGAAACGATATGGAATGCCCTTGTAGTAGCCTTTGAGAAGGTAAGTAGCGTTATCACGTCCATTATTGGGAAATTAAAAAGTCTTTTTGGAATTCAGTCTGAGGCCATACCACCTACAGAAGATTTGGCCGCCGCGAACACCAAACTGGCGGGGAGTGCTATTGACGCTGCCGGCGCTATGGATATCTTTGCCGATTCTCTTATCGGCAGTGGAAAGGCTATTAACACGAACCTTGACACGCTTGGGGGTGTTGAGCAAAAAATATCAGATTTGAAAGCCGCTCAAAAAACAGCTATGCATGAGCAGGCTGTAGCTCTTCAAAAAGAAATCCGGCTTTGGGAAAACAAACTGCAGCTGATGCAGATCGCTATAACAAAAGCTGTCGAGGGGAATATCGCCAATACGGTATCGCCAAAAATGGAAATGCCGGAAATCCCCCCGTTGGAAGTTCCGGAAGTAAAAATACCGCTTACTATTGATGCTGAGGAATTGGAGAAAGCTATGAAGCGTGGCATAAAACAGGCGGAGCTACCAAATGCCCAGGAAATATTCGAGCCTTATCAGATAGGCATTGACGCCATGGCGTCAACCCTGTATAGTCTTTCGGCCATACTTGGCGAAAATGCCGGGGCCTGGCTGCAGTGGGGCTCCAATGTTCTAAGTAGCATTGCGGCAGCTATACCTCAAATCGTGGCTTTAGGAAACGCTCAGGTGGCCTCTGCAACAGCACAGGTAACCGGCAACACAGCCGCTGCGGCATCAGGTGCTGCGGCATCAGTAGCTGCTATTCCTTTAGTTGGACCGCTACTTGCTATTGCGGCCATTTCTTCTGTGCTTGCCGCACTGGCTTCTATTCCGAAGCCAAAAAGGTTCGCTTCCGGGGGTATTGTGTATGGAAATACATTTGCTCAGGTTGGCGAATATCCCGGTGCAGCCAATAATCCTGAGGTCATTGCTCCATTGAATAAGTTGCGTGACCTAATCGCTCCGGCTTCCGGTGGTCCCGGCGAAGTTGTATTTCATATTTCCGGCCGTGACCTGAAAGGGATATTGCGAAAAGTTGAACGTTTTGATAGTCGCACATGAGCATGAACTTACGATATAAAGGTGGTTTTTACAGTCTTGCCGGTGTAGAGTGGGATGTGGAAATTTATCAGGAGAGTGAAGTGGCTTTTGAGGTTCAGGAAATTGCCCTGGCAGAAAACCCGCTCGAAATCGAATGGAGCGAAACGGATAAACTGGAACCGGTACAAACCAGCAAAGCAGTTCTTTCGCTCTATTCCGACACAGACCGCCAGTTTGTCGACTTATATACAGTCGTGGCTGGCTCTGTGCGATTAGATGTTTATCGAAACGGGCAACTCTATTGGAGCGGAACACTTGATCCGGAATTATACGAGGAGCCTTTCTCTTATCTTGATAACTATTCGGTATCGCTTACCTTTTCTGATCTTGCCATATTGGAGCGATCAAACTGGACGCAAAAAGGCTTCATTACTTTTCGGGGAATACTACAGTCTGCCGTGACTGCATCAGGCATTAACATTTCAGCGATCGAACAATATATATCTACTCAGTTAAGCGCCGGCAATACCGCCGACATACTTGGTGCATTGTCCTTCCTGGGCGAAAACTTTTTCGATGAAGATGATACGCCCATGTCGATGATGGAGGTTGTAACGGAAGTTCTCCGGCCATTTTCGCTGCGTATTATTCAAAAGTTGGGAAAGCTGTTTATATATGATTTAAACAGCGTTTATACGTCGATCAATCCTTCGCCGGTAGATTGGGATAGTGATGACGCGGCATTCAGCATCGACGCGGTGTATAACAATGTAAAAGTCCTATTTAGTCCCTACGAAAAAACGGAGATGATCCGAGCGTCAGTCGACAAAGAATCAGTTCCCACGACAACATCCTATCTTGTGCGAACCGACTATACGCGTTCGGGCAGCACGCTTGTCTCTCCAGAAGGGTTTAATGTCGCATTGTCCGAAACCGGAGAAGGGGTAACAAAAGGAGAAGGACTTAAATTTTTCCGTTTTACGCCCATTTATTCCGGAGAAGAGAAGGCGGGTGTTGCGTGGACATTTAACACGATATTTTCAAACTACATATATACGCAGCTGATTCAGGCCGCCGCGACGCCATGGGGAAGTCCCGGCCTTGCCTTTGAGATACCCGAACAGGCTTATTTAGCCGATGTCGGGAATACTGCCCGTGGTAAATTTAAAATAAAACTTAACCTCGAGCTTCTATTCGATGTAAGGTATAACCCGTATGAGCAGGCCGCACGTGAAAACGAGGAAGGGGATTGGGAAGACTTAAACGACTGGGCGAATATTTCCTATGTTCCAATTATCTTGAACCTGTGTGACGAAGTCGGTAATGTCCTTTATCATTGGGACAATAGGTCAGCGTATAATAGTTCTTCCTATGACACGACAGGGAAACAGAGCTGGAGAGCCGGCGCCGGCGCTTGGGGTGACGCCTATCTGTGTTACTATGACCCTGCGAACCGAAAGAGTTCTACGGGGCTTGGAGGGTGGAAGGGTAACAGGCAGATGATAGGCTACTGGCGTGATGGCCTGCCGGCAATCTTTACAAAGCGGGGTGAAGGAGATATTATAGACCTTCCGCCCGTGGCGGGTTGGTTGCAGCTACAAGTAGGCACTGGTGTTGCCTGTTTTGACTATCAGCGTAAGCCTGCTTTGGAGATTTATCCAAAAACCCGCTGGGTGATGTATGGTGATGCGGGGGTAACATTAACTGATCAGTATGGTAACACGATTGAGAAAAAAGATATAGAGCATAGCGCCTGGTTGAACAGGAATGCTAAAGAAGGGCTGGAGATCAATACTTTTGTGGGCACTTTGAAAGAGGTTTCTCCTGCCGCTCTTGGGCAGGCCTTTCTCACGACTGCCCGCACGGCTGTCGGGACATTTTACCGGGCGGGTCGTCAGGATTTGCTTGAGCGCCTTTTGATAGGCACAGTTTACAGCAATTATGCTGACCGTCATGTCGTGCTGTCAGGGACGGCAGAGATACTCCCGGATTTTGGCATTTATTCAGACCGAAACGAAACCGGTAGATTTCTTCTTGTTAGCGAACGCCAGCGACCACGCGATGACGAAAGCACTATAAAAATGGTTGATTTTTCTAACGATAATTACGAAGGGATAGAATATGCTTAATCAGTATGCCGTAAGAACAATATATAGAAATGCCCGTCCACGCAATAAACAATATTTGGAAGGCATTAACGGTGGCGGCGGTGTGGGTGGTTCCGGTACCGGAACCGACTTTATGGCGCAATATTGGTTTTTAGGCGAAACTCCGGAAGCCGAAGACCCGGAAGAGGAAGCACAGCCCTTGTTTATCAAAACATCTTACGACACAGTAGTCGATAAAATAGACGGATATTTTCAAGCTGGAACAAAAAGATTTCAGGAGGATTCTATCCGGAATGCTATCCTGTTTTCAAATGCAGATGGAACAGCGGCGCACTTCCTTTCAACCGGCGATGTGGCCGCCTGTGTGGATGCGGACTGGGAAGATATAGCCCCGCTCGCGGGATATAACGCACCCGGCTTCGCTTCCTTTGATGATGAGTTCTTCTCTGTTATAGATGGCCATGTTAGCCTTGTTGGAGGCGTCGGCGGCAAAGAGTATTTCCCCGGTACCGGCCTTTCTTTGTCGGGCACAAATAGCGACACTTTTAATGTACGCTACGGCTCTGTAGCGGGGACAGCTGCCGCCGGTAATGACTCGCGTATAAACAACGGACAATCGGCGTACAATCTGCTTAACGGCTCCGGTAGCTGGTGGGGGCAGACGATGAGCGGCGGAAGTGTGTCGGGTGCCATGAGCGGCGTGACAAACATTAACAGCCAGCTATATTTTTACAATAATAATCTTGGTGTGGGTGTGTCGGCGCCTTCGCAAAAACTATATGTCTCCGGAAACATCTTTTCCACACAGGATGTTGTGGCCGCCGCAGGGGGTAATTACGATGTTACATCCCCTCTTGCCGGCTATAATGCGGTTGGATTGGCCCGGTTTAATTCTGCCGATTTCACGGTGTCGAATGGGTATGTTAGTCTGTTAAATCCGGGCGGCGGTGGCACTGTTACCTGGGATAGCATTACCGGAAAACCCTCTTGGATAACAGATTCAAAACCTCCATACGCATGGTCGGAGATTACCAACAAACCCAGCTGGGTGACAACTTCAACGCCAATCGCCAGCGCTTCATCTTACGGCATGATAAGAGTCGGGAGTGGCTTATCAATCAGCAACGGTATTTTAAGCGCTACAGGTGGCGGCTCTGCGGGTGCTATAAGCGAGGTTCTTTATTATGCAAATTCCAGTTCATCATATTCCAGCTACACGTCTGGCATTCGTCTAAAAGTGGGGTATAAAGTAATGCCAACAAACACGACTTTGGCGGGTGGCGCTTATACCAATTTGGCCCTGTGGGAAATATCCTATAGCGATAGCGTTACGCTTTCGGTTGTGGCTTGTGTGGAGACACCGTCGGGTAGTTGGAATGGCTCACAATTGACATGTGCTATTGGCAAGTCAGACAGCGATGGCGTGTACTTTGCGCGTCTGTATAACCCCACATCTACCGCCGTTAGTTTGTCCAATATGCGAATAAGATATATTGCTGTTCAAAGAATTTAATATGGCTGCACTCGGAGAAAATAATACGACAATTTTTAAGGTGAGAAACGCGATAGACCACCCATCCATAAGCGTGGCAGGCCTTTGTGTTGCTCCTGTAGTTAATGGTTACAGCCCCCGTAAACCGATAGATTATAATGCTGCTTTCCTGGCAGATTCGGTTAGAAGCCGCGTCTCGGGATTTGTCATCGATCCGTTTACGCAAAAAGCGAAATACAGAAAGCCGCAGGGAGGGCTGTCGAGTCCATACCGATTGGCTGATTTCAGGGGATATCTACACGATGCCAGGCGGCCACAGCCTGTAAACATTGTTCAAAATGCCTTTCAGGCTGGAGAGAATTACGCCTACGGAAGTCCCAATCAGCTGTTTTCTTTCGGTGTACCATTGCCTAATATCGAAATAGTTAAAATGTGGGGGAACGAGGCGGCATTGCTTGGTGATGTGATCTCGCTATATGATGATAGTGGCGTAATACTTACTTCAGGCGAGGAAACGGATTTTGTAGGGGAAAATGGGAAATATCAGGCGCGATACTATTTGAACAGATACACTGAAAATGACAGTGTATGGTTCCTTATTGAGGCTGATTTGTCCTCTGTTGGCGTTGGCATGCTCTTTACATTGAATTTCCAAATCTGGTATGGGAGTTCGGTTTATGAAGATTATAAGCGTTTTCAGTTAGAAAACGGAGATACGGTCACAGTGACCGGAAAAGTGCAGGCCTTAACCGTGCTTGTAAACCCGAGCGTTTTGCCGCTTTGGCATTTCCCTCCGTTGGATGTGACCAACGCGCACGATCCCGTGTCTCCGGCCGTTTCTTTCAGCTATAATTCAACGTCGAAAGTCCTTACAATTACAAATATGCAGTTCAGGGGAACAATGTCTGAAGGACATACGTCGACTGATCGTCGGAATTTTGAAGCTGGTCGCGGTTGGAAATTCCAATACAGTTTATGGGATCAGAACTATAACCAGATTTCCGGCTGGACGGACATACCTGTAACGGATTTTTGGGGAACGACAAATGTCGAAGACAACACCTATTCGGCAGGAATATACAGCACTTTTCAGTTGACAGGAATAGAGCAAGGAGATATAGTTAATATAGAACTAATCGCTGGAGATTTATACGATTACTAACAATTTAAATTGAATAATTATGAGTTTAACACTTCTCAAAACAACGATTATCAAAGCGTTTGAAGCGCAAATGGAAAATGTATTTGTCAGCGCCGGCCGAACAACCTATTCGGGCGACACTAACGAGATACTGGAAATTATAGGTCTGATCTATGAAAGCAAAGGTGATCAGCAAAACATCGGCTCTTTTGTTTACAATGTTGGGGGCCTGAAAACGGATGTTACCATGAGGGAATTGGCCGTTAGAGCAACGGCTGATGTGAGCAGTTTTATTGATTTAGTAATTAGTGAAATAGAAGGAAATGAAGGCAAATGATATAGTAGTATTATTCCGCCTGTTGGAACAGGTCCTTTTTTGCGGGATGACAGCAGCTGGGAAAGCCCGTATGTTAGATAACATGATCAAGCTAAAGCCAATGTTTAGAGAGTATCACGACGCTATGGAGATCGCAAAAGAAAAGTACCGCTTTGCCGGCTTTGATGAAGATGCTGAGAAGATGGAACTTGACCGGTTGGCCCGTGATACAAAAACAGAAGACGGAAAGCTGTCGGCAAGAGAAAAGTATGAGATAGGCAAGCGTTTTGAAAAGTACCAAAAAGAGGTATCCGTGATTGAAAAAGAACGCTTGGAGATGGAATATCCTGTCGAACTTGCCAAGATTGACAAGGAAGATATGGAGGCTCTTTTTGAAGCTAACGAACGGTATTTAAACGGCCAGCAGTTGCTGATGTTGAAGGAGTATTTCTCAATAAAACCGGAGAACCATGATCGCGCCAATCGTCGCAAGTCAAAGGCCAATAATAGCCGTTAGTATTAACGGTAAGGCTGCATATATGTTGGTAGATACGGGTGCCAGTATGGGCCTTTTGGATGCCAATATATCGAGAGAATATGGATTCACAAAGGGGCAGTCTTACGCGGGTCAGGTGGTCGGTGTTGGTGGCGAATCTTCCGGGATGTGGCATACAAAAAAACTGATCGTTGATATTGTTGGCGTTCCGTTGGTTCAATTCCTGACTACTGACCTGAACGGAATAGTTCGGTCTATTGAGCGGGAAACCGGCTATAAGATAGCTGGCATAATTGGCTATCCGCAGGCAAAGGCGGCTGAAATGAAACTCATGTTGGATGAGGGCTATATTTTAATTGGAAATTAAACAGCCTTTAAGGCATAAATAAATTTATTATGGTAGACATAAAAAGAGAGGGCAGCCAGGTGGTTTATACCGGTGCCGACAATTTGAAAAAGAAGTACGGCGCTTCTGCGGTCACAAAAGTGGAAGCCTACAAAGAGAATGACGTACACTGCATCCGTGTAGAGGCGGGCGCAGAGAGTGTTTACAATGGCCCTATGTCGAATGTTACAATCGGAGGAGTACAGCTTGCTCCTGAGAACTTCGATGAGTTGACAACAGATTTAAACGGCGCGACGGGTGGTGGGGTGGCGGAAAGTCCAGACAAGGGAAAATTTGAAACTTTAGAGGAGTTGCAAGCCGCATATCCAGAACCAAGCCCCGGCTGGACGGCAGGTGTTGGTTCTCCCGCAATACTTTACGATGTAGTTGCGGGGGCTTGGAACAATACCGGCGAAGAATACAAAACCATCAACACGGACAATCTTGTAGAGAAGGAAGAATTCCTTCAATTTCAGCAAGAAGTGAATGTTCGAATTGATGCACTCGAAGGTCAGGTTTCTGAAACTTTCTGGGCGTGCCCCGACATGGAAAGCATACCCGACGAAGACACATTAACGTATGAGCAAGACGGTGAAACTATTGCGTTTGCAATAGGCGGCGAAGCGCGTATTTTCGATACCGAAAAAGAAGAGTATGTTTTTTACAAACTCTATGACATTGCAGACGGTAAAGCTACATGGAAAATATCATGTTCGGGAGGAGAGCAGATAACTATAAAGCTAATCAGTAATCAGGCGCAACCCGATACCGAATTGGTAGGAGCGGAAATAACCGTTGAAATTGGAGGGGTTACAGACGTTTACACATGGAATGGTACTGATATAAAACTGAGTTTAGTTCCATCGACAGAATGCCGGGTTTCCGTATCAAAGATTGATGGATATTCGCAGCCCGCTGAGCAAGTTTTCACTACAGGTATTTCCAGCGTCCGAAACATTGAGTTTGCGTACAATTGTTGCGTATTAACAGTTGATTTCACCAGTAACCAAACAGACAAAACAGACATTGCAAATGCTACAGCTACAGTAAACTATGGTACAACTACCAAAACTTTGCACGATACGGATAATGTTCTAAAGGTTCCTCATGGAGAAACAATATCCATAACCTACTCTGATGTGACAGGGTATAAACCCCCATCAGCGGTTAATAAGGTATTCACTGCAGCAAATGAGACACAGGTTGCAACATGGCAAACTGAAATGCTAAATATTACGGTATCAGCTGACAATTCTGCCAGCATGAACGGGCAGATTGTGACTGTTAAAGAGGGATCTACTGTATTGCTTAATCAAGCATGGGCTGGTAGTGTTATTTCATTAAAAGTACCTTTTGGAACTTCTTACGTTGTTAGTTGTGACGAAAGAGTAGGATTTACGATGCCTGAATTGCAGACCTATACGGCAAACACACCTACCCGACCGGTAACGATGCAATACGAAAAAATCACGACGAATTACATAATAATAGACCAAACTATCACAGACCCGGCAACAATGATTTCCGGCGATGTAAACGGATATATTATTCAATGGATTCGTAATAATTCACATCGCTATCTCGGCAAATATACAGCAGATGGGGAAATGACTATTTGCCAGTTGAGCGATGCGGATGGGACAAAATATGCAGAAGGCACAACAGCTGTTCTTGACGGAACAGAGGGCGATGTTTGGATGAAGCTTCCACGATTTTTCTACCATGCGGAAGAAATCGAAACGGATGTTTGGAAAATAGGATTCGGACTCGAAAAAGTAGATAATACTTGGAAAGAATGGGACGGGAATGACCTTATCGGAGCATACGAGGCGTACAATTCAAGCTCTAAAGCCTACTCACGTTCGGGTGTAACTTCAACTCCAAGCGTTTCGCAAGAGAATTGGAAAACCTATGCCCGTGCGCGAGGGAGCGGCTACACACTTGTAAAGCACAAGCACCAAAACATAATGGCTTTTCTCTTCTACGCCGAATACGGTAACACGAACTGTCAGGCTCTTATCGGAGCTGGCACGAGCAGTGACACAAAGGCGACAGGAGCAACCGATGCGCTCGGAATGGAAGACACACAGGCGGCAACCAACGGGAACAGTCAGTCAATCAACTTTTGGGGGCTTGAAAATTGGTGGGGTAATAAATACGAGTTGCTTGACAATGTTGTAGTCAATCCGGTTTCAGGTAACGGGGTTTGGCGAGTGACGGAAGATGACGGAACAACGCGCGATGTTCAGGGAGTAGTCACCGGCGGAAATACTCATATCAAAAAATTAGTCATTGGCGAGAATCTCGATGTAGTCATTAAATCAACCGATGCTGCGACAGATTCAACCGGATATTGTGATACACAATATATATCAACAAGCACCAGCCGTGTGGTCGCTCGGTCGCAAAGCAACTCGAATGCGTATGGCGGTGTTGCGTGTGCGAGTGCGTATTACGACTCCTCGGGAGCGCACTCGAGCTACGGTTCTCGGCTTGCCTTCCGGGGAGAAATTACGGAAGCGGAAAGCGTAGCGGCATATAATGCAATAGCCGTGACGAACTAACAAACACTAACCTTGCCCCGAACGGCGATAGGACGCATCCTAATACGCAGTACTGCGGCAAAGTTTTGGGCAAGGTAAAGTAAAATATTCATTCACTTAATTAAAATCATAATGGGACAAAGTACAAAAGGAGTTGCACCGTTGGAGTGTATCAATAAAAAAATAGATAAGTGGCGTGTGCGTTGGAATATCCAACCGGTTGAAGGGAGTGAGGACGCCGTAACATTTGAAGAAAAAGAGTTCTCCCGAAAACCAACTATTGGACAGATAAAGGAAACTATTGTCAATTGGTTAAATATTCAAGTTGATGAAAAGATTATAGGCGGCTTTTCATGGAGGGATATGTTTGTTTGGCTGGATAGCTTGAACCAATTCAACTATAAAGCAGCTTATGACCTTTCTCTTCAGCAGCATATCGCAGGTTTGCCTTTCCAAGAAATAAAATTCAAGTTTGGAACAGATGAACAGCCTGTTTATCATACGTTCAAATCATTTGAGGAAATATCAGAATTTTACTTATCGGCTATTTCTCACATTCAAACGTGTTTGGCAGAGGGTTGGCAAGAAAAAGATAATATTGATTTATCTCCGTACGAAGAATTATTGAATATCTAAAAAAAAACATCATGAGCGACGAAATAAAAAATTGTTTAGTGATAAAACTAAAAGGACCGGATGTACCATTCCCGGTTCCTTCAACAATTCCCGATCTATTATCCTGGCACGACTTTTCAGAAAAGACGAATGAGGATGAGGACAGAGGAATAGTGGCTGATAAGTCCGGCAATAATCGGACATTGATCCTGAATAATAAGTTCACTTATTCCGCAGGGAGTGGGTATGAAAATGGCGGATTGCAATTTAACGGAATTGATAATTCTGCAAACACAAACCCTGATTTTCTTTATCCTGCTTTCGCAGAATTAGGAGGTTGTACGTTTGTTCTAGTTTTCGATACGGACGAGAATCCACAGGCAACAGCCACGGCCGGGTTGTTTTTTAAGGGCTGGCCAATATCGGCACAGCTAACACTAAGTAATAGTTCCGGTCAATGGACGGTTAAATTAAATGGTTCTACTGTGCAGTTGCCGGTTGGGTTCGTGCCATTCGTTGTGACAAGAGATGGAAGAGTGTACGATAAGGACATGAATTTATTCACATTCAATCCGGGCACATACGCAGAAGATAACTCCGAAGATATTGTTTTCGGGAAATACTCAGGAACGACATATATGCGCTATAATCACAAGCACAGCTGTATATATGGAAGGAATCTCAATGAATCGGAAATAATAAGGATTAAAGAATTTTTCTATCCGAGTGTTTAAATCTTCAAATCTTGCAAGA